ACCACGAAGCCGCACGACTCCGCAGGCACACACCGCCGGGCATGCGCCAGAATCGCTGATTCTGTCTGTGTCATTGGATTTACTGCGAAAGTTTGTTAATGGAAAGGAAACCGCCAAAATTAGCCACCATGCCGCGCATCTCACACCCGCGCATGCACTTGCTGCATCTGTCCTTACGGATATCCGTGGTGGGGTTGTCGAACTCATCCGCCACCGCAGGACCGTTATACCCGCATTCATCTCCCCGGTAATCCCACATACAGGTGTTCGCCAGCATGATGCGACCGGGAAACAGCGCTCCGTCCGTCTCCGTCGGTGTTGCCAGCACAAACGAGGCTGTCATGGCCGTCAGCTCTGACATCTGCTCCACCACCCAGCGGTCGCTCAGCTCCTGCTCCGGGTCCGCTTCCGGATTGCCCGCCACAAAATTCACCGCATCCAGAAAACGGGCATACACCCGGCGGCGGACCACCGTGGCCCCCACCAGGCTCTGCAGGTCCTCCGCCATTCCGGTGACCAGACCGAACAGATTGGACACCGTCAGCGACGGGCGGGCACTGCTGCCCTTCCCGTTCATCTCAAAGCCACTGCCGTCAATCGGGTATGCCTGATATTGCCGCCCCTGCCAGGTAACCGCCTCCCCTTTTTCATTCAGCTCATTGCAGAAAAAATACCGCTCACCACCCTGTACCGTCAGGTCGATTTCCCAGAGTACCACCCGCGGTGACTGCTCTGATTTAACCGACTCGTTCAGACTTTCTTCGTGAATATCCTGCATCAGTTCACCACCTGCTTAAACTCCGCGCTGAATTCAACCCGCAGCATGCGAACCCGTGATGACCAGGCGGCACAGGTCACCTTTATCTGCCGCCAGGCATAAGGCGGTGTCCACAGAAACGCCTTCCAGCCACCGTGCTCTGCCAGGAATGCCTCCAGATGTCGGGCCTCCTCCCGGGTCACGGAAAGCGTCACACGGTATGTTTTCAGGTCAGCATTCAGCCCCGCCGCCATACGCTGCGAATACCCGTCACCAAAACGCACTTCACGCACCGATGGCTGCGAGTTCACCTCCATATCCGGCTTCACTTTCCAGCGAAATGTTTTCATCGCCTGCCTCCGGAAAAGACGCCGCCATCACGCATCTGCGCCTGAATCTCATCCTGCGCCCCCTTGCGGGCCATGTCATACACCGCCTTCATCAGCTGCGGCCCCGCCTGTCCGTTGGTGCCGTCGTTCTGAATCACCACGTGATTGTTCTGATTAAAACTAATGCCTTCCGCCCGCCGCATCTGCGCCGGACTTCCGGCACCGCCCACATAACCACCTTCCGCATACCCGCGCATCAGACGATACAGGTTGCCGACGCCAATCCGGCTGGTTGCCTCCTTCGTGAAGACAAACTCCCCGCGGTGGACAATACCGGCAGGTTCGTATTTGCCACCGGTTCCCGTAAATCCTCCGGTCGCGAAATGGAAGTTCGCCGCCGCAGCCTGAATGGCCGTCCCCGTGGAGGCAGACGCCCCACCACCGAAAGCACCACCCATGGCGCTGCCAATACTCCCGACAATCCCCACCATGGCCTGCTTCAGAAAAATCTCTGTCAGCATGGAGAGCACAGAACGGGTGAAACCACGCCAGCTCTGTTCGCTGCCGGTCAGCATCGCTGCCATATTCTGTGCAATACCGTCAAAGGTCTGCGTGGCCACGCTTTTAACCTGCGAAAAACTGTCCGTCGCACTTTCTGCCCACTCGCCCCAGCCGGACTTCAGACCGGCCATCCAGCTTCCACGAAGCTGCTCCTCCGCAGACCAGGTGTTCTTCAGTGCAGATGTGGCCTTCGCCAGCGCATCCGGATTATCACCGTACACGTCACGAAGGCGCTGCGATTCCGACTCCCGCTGTGCCTGACGGTCCGTCAGCCCCCGGGCTTTTGCGCTGATTGCAGCCTGCTTCGCACTCTGCTGCTGTTCAAACCGCACAGCCTGATTTGCCAGCTCATTCAGCCGTTTCTGGTATTCAACCTTGTCACCCAGGTCAGCCAGCTGGCGTTTGTACTCCAGCGTCTCTTGCTCATGGGCCAGCAGGGATTTCTCCTGTGCAGACAGCTGGCGACGTTGCGCCGCCTCCTCCAGTACCGCGAACTGACTCTCCGCCTTCCACAAATCCCGGCGCTGCTGGCTGATTTTCTCATTCGCTCCGCTGTGCTTCTCCAGCGTCCGGAGCTCGGTTTCAAGCGCCAGCAGCGCCGCATGCGTCAGGTCTTCCTGACGCTCACCGGCTGACACTTTAACACCTGACGACTTCGGCTTTTTCAGCGTCGATTCATAATCCTTTTTCGCCGCCGCCATCAGCGTGTTGTAATCCGCCTGCAGGATTTTCCCGTCTTTCAGGGCCTTATTCAGCTCTTCCTGCCGGTTAGTATATTTCTCCAGCGGCGTCAGCAGACGCTCATACGCCTTCTGCGCCTCTCCGGTATACTTCAGCTGTGATGCGTCCCGTTCGGCCCGGTCCCTGGTAGCCAGTTCACCGGCTTTTTCCATATCCGACTGCAGCGTGGCCGCTGCCAGCCCCAGACGGGCATTTTCCCGGTCATCCCATGCGCCCTGCAGGTTGGCACGGAAAGAGGAGGTCTTTCCCCGGCGCTGGCTCCGGCTCTGGTACCACTGCCATTTTTTATCCGCCTCATCGAATGCCTTCTGCGCACTGGCAAGCATATCCGCTGAGGATTCCGGACGACCAATATCCAGAATGGCATCCCACATCGATTTGAACGCCTTCCCTGTTTTATCCGCCCAGGTCTCCAGCGTCCCCATGTTTTCTTTCAGGCGACGGGTCTGCTCATCAAAGCCTTTCGTGGCAGCATCGTTCGCCGCCTGTAAGGCCCCGGCCTCATCACCGGAACGCTGCAGCTGCGCAACATACGCAATCTGCTCTGCCGTCACGTTACGGAACTGGCGCGCCATCGCCATCAGCCCCGACGTCGGGTCGGTGGTCAGTTTTCCGAAAGCCTCTGCAACCTTGTCCACCTCCACACCGGATGCAGAAGCAAAACGCGCGACACTCTGGTTGATGGCATCAAACTGTGCACCACCACGCACACCGACATTCACCAGGGCTGCCAGTGACTCACTCGCCTGGTTAAACGTCAGCCCTGCGGCCTGTCCGGCTCTGGAGAGCGTCAGCATGCGATCGGCAGTCAGTCCGGACTGATTACCGGAAAGAACCAGGGTTTTATTAAACGCTGAAAGCGTGGAATCCCCCTGGTACCAGGCGTACGCCAGCGCACCTGTCGCCACCGCCAGCGAGGTGACCCCGACCATCGGCAGGGTGATCGTACCGGCAAGTCCCCTGAACATGGGGATCATCCCGCCGAAGGAGTCCTTCACCTGACCGCCCTGTTGCAGCAGGATCAGCCAGGGATTCTGACCACCGGCAAGCTGCGTGGCGATATCCGTAAACTGTGCGGGCAGGGTTCGCATGGCCGCTTTATACTGCCCGACGGAAATCCCGGCTTTTTGTGCAGCCAGCGCCTGACGACTCAGGTTCTGCTCAACGACACCGACGGTTTTTCTGGCGTCAGTCTCCAGTCCGGAAAAATGACGCCTTACCCGGCTCATCTGCTCATCGAAACGGACCGCATCCAGACTCAGGTCAATAACAAGATCACCAACCGGCTGGGACATATCTCACACCTCCCGGAATCCCCGCTGAAGCCATCATTAATGCGACATCATCCTCGCTGACATCCGCCACATCCGCAGACGATAAAATCTCACGCCCTCCGTCCCCACCAAACCGTACGCCTCCGGCAAGTCCTGCCGCTTTCTGCATCAGCATTTTTTCCTCATCCGGCATCTCCGTCTGCGCTTTCTCACGCCGGGGGGCAAGCAGACTGAAATCAGAGGGATGCATATCCGGATCGCAAAAAAACAGGCTGAGTACGGCGTACGTCAGCCCGGAAAAATGCATATCCAGTTGGGTATCGTGAAAATAATGCGTACGGTAAAAATGTCGCCAGTCGGCATATTCGGTGGATGTCATCCCGGCAAGCATGGCGCGCCAGTCAGGCCTCCCCATCTCACGCGCCAGTCTGAGGGCAAAATTCAGCTCGCCGTCGAAGACTTTCCCGCAGAAAAATCATCATCAGTCAGCGCGTTATATTTCGCCACTTCGGTGCTGTCAGTATCCGCATGAACAGCCCCGCTCATCCCGGACAGACGCAACACCACATCTTCCGCCCGGGCAATGGCATCCGCAGGCCAGGTGGTGAGCACCTCCTGTTCGATCTGCATCACAGCCTCATTCATTGACGGTGATGCCGTTTTCTGCGGATGGTTATGCCACAGGGACATCGCCACCAGAAACGCGCCTGTTCTGACGAGATCTTCCACGCTTACCTGCAGGTTGCCGCTGGATTCTGCCTGTTCTGCACGCCGTTTCAGGAGGGCAAGATGCTCAATACGCTGCAGCGCAGACAATTCGGAAAGCGTGACGGACACACCGTTATATTCAAATTGTTCTGTTTTCAGAAACATGTATTACCTCCGTTTACCCTGCAGCGCCCGCTTCAGTAACGGTGACTTCAGCCACTGCGGCGAACTGACCATTTCCGCTCACCACAGGGATCTGCACCTTACCTGTCGCCACGCCGTTTACCGTAATTGTCATATCTTTCACACTAATGGTGGCTTTCGACGGATCGGCGGAAACCACTCTGAACGTCTTGTCGGTTGCACTTTCCGGCTCAAAAGAAACCGTCAGGGTGGTTGTTTTCCCTTTTGCCACCGTACCGGATGTCGGCGTCACCTTAATCGCAGTGACCGGCGTAATTTTGCTGCGTTCTTCCGCTACAGAAGGTTTGCCCACGTTGGTCACTTTCACCGTGCGGGTGATCACTTCTTTCGCCGTCACGGCCTTACCGATACTGCTGACCCAGCCACGAAACACATCCACCGTGCCGTTCGGAAAACGGATTTTATAGGCCCGCACATCCCCGCTTTCAAACCAGCCTATAAGCCCTTTCTGACCTTCTTCTCCCGGTTTCCAGGCCAGCGTAAAACTGGTATCTCCTGCAGACTTCTGCCCCTGCCCGGTCGCGGTCCAGTCCGCGTCTTCATCATCCAGGTAGTTATCATCGTAGGGTTCTGCCGTCATCTCGCCCGGCGTCAGATCCTTCACCTTAGCCAGTCGCAGCCAGTCATCGTCTGACAACGGGTTTGCATAGGCGTCACCCTGACCGTTATAAACCCACAGGGTGGTACCGGCACCTTTTACCGGCTCAAGGGGATTTGGTGTTGACATATCGTCCTCACATCTCGTATGTAATGGAATAAGTCAGATCCGCAGAACTCCATAACGCCATATCGTCATCACGACGATACTCATAGCCCTGCGTAACCATCGTCGTAATCAGGTCTGCCAGTGCCGGGATCGCAGTCATCGCCGGATAAATCCGGCTTTCCATCCACGAATCCAGCTCCGAATCCGGTACCTGTGCTGGTAAAAACACCTCAATATGCAGTGTGGCCCGCCAGGTATCTGCATCCAGCTCTTCACCGGTATACTCTGCATCCGTCAGATAAACCGCGACGGCCGGAAAATCCTCTTCGTCAAAAACAACGGGGCGACCATCAAACAGCGTCGCCCCGTGTTCATGCAGCTCCAGTGCATCCAGCACTGCCGCACGGATATCAGTATGTTTCATCGTT